GGGATGTCACGAACATCGCGCCGCTTGTTTAACGTTTACCAGAAACCCAAGGGTACGTGGTCACGAGGAGTTCGCTCTAAGTTTAGGAAACAGAGTAGACCTAGAAGGTATATTCCTGTAAATCAAAGACGAGGCAGTATGCACATGGCTCGTCTTGCGCATGACGCGCGCGAAAATTACAGGTACGGACAGTACGCGGAGAACTTCGGTCGACGCTTTCCACGGTATTTGACCCCAGTAATGAGGGAGCAAATAGCCCTTGGATACGACTCTATGTTTGAATTGGCCGAGCAGTATCTTCGACTCCCTCGCTCCGAGCGATGAACCCTAGTTGTAGTCGCACTGCGCTCTGGTCAGTCGCACTGCGCTCTGGTCTTTTAATTGCAGCTGGCCTTTATCTTGAGTCCCGCCGTAGGCGGCAGGCGCACTGCGCAGCAATTTTGTGCGCAGTACAGTAGTTTTTTGTAATGAGACTATGTTTACATACGACTTTCGAAAAAGTCCCTAGAAGTGGGGGTTAGTATTACCCCCACTTCGGGATTTATTCGCCTTGGCCGGAATAAATCCCGATTTTTTTTTTAATAATTACGTAGGGTGGTGGGTGGGCTCTGGTGCGTTCACTTTCGCTTGCGCATGAACGCTCGCGTAATTATTTTCATATCGAGTATTTGCTGCGCAAAAACGAAGGATGCCCGACCGACGAATCCGTCGGAGGTTAAACTTCAGTCCGCTGACCCCTGCGGGGGCAGCTAATATTTTGTCTGGCGTGGCAGCCTCTACGCGGCTGCTCTCGAGTGCACATAAGGCGTACAAGCGCCGTCGTCCTATGTCTTCTATCAAGAAGAAGGCCGAGAAAGCGGTCAGGCGCGGTCGGCGGAACAACAAGGCTGTTGCGATCAACAGACGCGTTGGCCCGTTTCTAGGGTCAATTGCCGCGACAAAGCCGGTCAAGCCTGTTAAAGGGACCACTTTGTATCGCAAAGTGGTTCACGATCAATTGGGCGGTACCGCCCAAGAGTACGCCGGAGGCCATTCCTTATGGCTCGGCGGTTCTAGCATTGGACAGCATGACGAAGTTTTTAAAATTGTCGCAGATAGTTTTATCTGCCATTATTTGAAGCGTGTGAGTGACCACAGGTCGTCACGTACGCAGGGTCCGGTTGGACAAGAAAATCAACGTATTTTTAATAGGATGGAAATTTTCTTTGGCCGTGTTGGAGGAAACACTGACACTGAAGCCCTTACTGTTCATACTGTGACTAACGCGTCTATTGATGATATGGTTACAAGTTTGAGCGCATCACTGAAATCTCGATGGATCAACCATTCTGAATTACCTATCAGAGTTCTTATTTATCGTACGCGAGGTCACGCGTGGGACCAGGTCCAGCTTCGCGATGATTTTGTTGAGAAGGCTATCTTTACGTTTAGCTCCAAAGCAAACTATAAGATTAACAACACCACTGTCGGTGGCGAGGGTTCAACTAACGTCAATGCAATTGACGCGAATCCCATTGACGGTCGTATATATACGTTTCGCAATAGGGTGCCAATTTTTAGCCCGTCTTATCTGATGAACCTTGATACTACGGTGTCACTGGCTTTGCAGCAAGTTTCGGCAATTGGCGACGGTTACGTACCGAGCCCTTTTATTGATGGGAAGTATGGTGTTAATTACCAAAACCTGAATAAGATTGATGTTCCTGATTCGCTGCACGCCCCCGTGCTGCGCCCGTCAGTTGTTTTTAACAACTGCAAGACTTCTACGAAAGTACAGTTTGCTCCTGGCGGTTTTAAGACGTTTAGTATGTCGTACGCGCATTCGGGTACGATGAACTCTCTGTTCAAGCATATTCAGAAGCAAGTATTTCATGGTGCCACGCCGAACCAGAGAATTGTCCCTCCCGGGGCTGATTCGTTCCTGATTTGTTTGAAGCCGACTATACGTACTGGCGGCGCCAATGACATGGCACTGCATACACAGGCCGAGTACCTGTACAAGTGTAACATGAAGTCCGGCAAGCCCTGTAAGTTACCGACTGTACAGGATTTACAAGCAGATCCGGTCCCGCCCCCGGAAGACCCATAACTAGTTATTTTTTAATAATTAAAAAATTACATATAAGTTTGACTAAATTCCTAAAAATTTAAGGTCCGACTGGTGACGACTGGGCCGCTCCTCTTCTCACCCTCACGCCACCGCGCGGTTTGACCCTAAGCCTCCTTTCAAACTCTACCGATCAAATGCCGAGTTTTAAAAGCAAACATTTTCTGTTGACCCTGAACAATTACACGCCGATCCAGCTGGCAAGATGTCGGACATTTTTGGGTCACAGACTTAACAGGAAGACTCGCATTACCTACAACAAAGGCTGTGTTGAGAAGGTTAGTACCCCTCACGTACACAACTACATACAGTTGAACTGTGCTGTTGACTGTTCTGCCATACAAAAGTTTTTGGATGTACCCGGCTGGGACGTACGCGCATGCAGAGGCAGTACAGAGCAGAACACTGACTATATAGACAAGGAACGTACTAAGGACCCAAATGTGCCAGATGGCATCTGGGAACAGGGTACTGCAGAAGATTTTGAGCAGCGCGAATCTGGTCCTGGACAGGGTGCCAGAATGGACCTGGAGGCTGTGAAAGCTGCCATCGACGCAGGTGCGACCTGGAACGATTTGATACTCAACCACTTTACCGAAGCCTCTCGCTGTGGACAGTTTTTTAAGGAGTGTATTCACCTTCGTGATGAACAGGCTATGATGGCGAAGCTGACGGCCCAATACCAGTCAGTGACATTGAGACCCTGGCAGCTCGCTTTGGACCTGAAGCTGGATCAAGAGCCAGACAGGCGTGTTTTCTGGATGTACGAGACAACTGGCAATGTTGGCAAAACGTGGATGTCATCCTATCTTCGAATCACACGCAACGCTGTCGTGCTGCAGATAGCGAAGAAGGCAGATCTGGCCCACATAATAAGCAAGAACGTCTCGGGTGTTTACATTTTCGACCTTGCCCGTTCAAGCGAAGAAGGCTCAGTTTCAGTGGTATACGAGTTGATGGAGCAACTTAAGAACGGATACATATTGTCTGGGAAGTACGATTCCAAATCAGTTACGCTTGCGCAGCCGCACGTTATTGTGTTCGCGAACTACGCTCCAGACAGATCAAAGCTTTCAGCAGACCGGTGGGATGTCACTAGCATCGCGCCGCTCGCGCCGCCTGTTTAACGTGTACAGTAAACCCAAGGGTACGTGGTCACGAGGAGTTCGCTCTAAGTTTAGGAAACAGAGTAGACCTAGAAGGTATATTCCTGTAAATCAAAGACGAGGCAGTATGCACATGGCTCGTCTCGCGTATGACGCGCGCGAATCGTACGGTCGTGGCGCTTACACGGAGCACATAGGTCGACTATTTCCACGGTACCGAGGAGGATGGTACTCCGCTGAAATAGCCCGTGGATACGACGCTATGTTTAAACTGGCCCAGGAGTATCTTCGACTCCCTAAATCCGAGCGATGAACCCTAGTTGTAGTCGCACTGCGCTCTGGTCAGTCGCACTGCGCTCTGGTCTTTTAATTGCAGCTGGCCTTTATCTTAAAGTCCCGCCGAAGGCGGCAGGCGCACTGCGCAGCAATTTTGTGCAACTCGCAATTTTGTACGCAGTACAATAGTTTTTAGAACGAGTGTAATTAAACATACGAATTCGAAAAAGTTCCTAGAAGTGGGGGTTAGTATTACCCCCACTTCGGGATTTATTCGCCTTGGCCGGAATAAATCCCTTTTTTTTTTTTAATAATTACGTAGGGTGGTGGGTGGGCTCTGGTGCGTTCACTTTCGCGTGCGCATGAACGCTCGCGTAATTATTTTCATATCGAGTATTTGCTGCGCAAAGACGAAAGATGCCCGACCGACGGATCCGTCGGAGGTTAAACTTCAGTCCGCTGACCCCTCAGGGGGCAGCTAATATTTTGTCTGGCGTGGCAGCCAGTACGCGGCTGCTCTCGAGTGCACATAAGGCGTACAAGCGCCGTCGTCCTATGTCTTCTATCAAGAAGAAGGCCGAGAAAGCGGTTAGCCGCGGTCGGCGGAAGAACAAGGCTGTTGCGATCAGCAGACGCGTTGGCCCGTTTCTAGGGTCAATTGCCGCGACTAAGCCGGTCAAGCCTGTTAAAGGGAGCACTTTGTATCGCAAAGTGGTTCACGAGCAATTGGGCGGTACCGCCCAAGAGTACGCCGGAGGCCATTCCTTATGGCTCGGCGGTTCTAGCATTGGGCAGCATGACGAAGTCTTTAAAATTGTCGCAGATAGTTTTATCTGCCATTATTTGAAGCGTGTGACTGACCACAGGTCGTCACGTTCGCAGAATCCGGTTGGAAACTTCAAACAACGTATTTGGTCGAAAATGGACATTTTCTTTGGCCGTATTGGAGGAAACACGGACACTGAAGCCCTTACTGGAATCGTTTTGGATAACGATTCCATTGATACTATGGTTTCAAATTTGAGCGCAAAATTGAAACTTCGATGGATCGAGCATTCTGAAGTACCTATCAGAGTTCTTGTTTATCGTTTCACTGCGAGTGCTTCCGGTGGCAATGAACAGATCCAGCTTCGCGATGACTTTGTTGAGAAGGCTATCTTTACGTTTAGCTCCAAAGCAAACTATAAGATTAACAATACCACCGCCGGTGGCGAGGGTTCATTTAACGTCAACGCAATTGACGCGAATCCCATTGACGGTCGTATATATACGTTTCGCAATAGGGTGCCAATTTTTAGCCCGTCTTACCTGATGAACATTCCTACTGCGGTGTCACTGTCTTTGCAGCAACTTTCGGCAATTGGCGACGGTTACGTACCGAGCCCTTTTATTGATGGGAAGTATGGTGTTAATTACCAAAACCTGAATAAGGTTGATGTTCCCGATTCGCTGCACGCCCCCGTGCTGCGCCCGTCAGTTGTTTTTAACAACTGCAAGACGTCCACGCCTGTACAGTTTGCTCCTGGCGGTTTCAAGACGTTTAGTATGTCGTACGCGCATTCGGGTACGATGAACTCTCTGTTCAAGCATATTCAGAAGCAAGTATTTCATGGTGCCACGCCGAACCAGAGAAT